ACTAAAGTTGACATCATTATCAAATTCTGATATTTTAACTGCACCAGCATTTAACCAAAGACCAGATGTATTAGAAACTAATTGTGTATTACCAGATAAAACATTAATACCATCTGTAGTGACTAATATGCCATTCGCGCCGTCTGCATCGATAGTGACTGTATCATCATCAGTAACATCAGAAACAGTGGTTATGATACCATTCGCACCTGTAAATATAATTGTATCTAATTTTGCATCTGCTGCAGCACTACCGGAATCACCAATTAAATTTGAATATGCATTCTGATTTTCTTCGCCAGCAGATGTACCTGCTTGTTGCCATGAAGATCCATTATACCATTCTATATTTTCAAGTGTTGTATTATAACGAAATTGACCCTTGACAGTAGAACCATCTCTTTCATCAGTAGTACCTCGAGGTAGAAGGAGATATTTGTTTGAATTAAATGTAGCTACATTTGACACAACAACATTACCAGAAACTTCAAGTGTATTATTCGCATAATGCCAATAAAGTGTTGTGTTGGCTTGCAACTGTTCATTATAATGAAAGAGTATTTGGCCATTCGCGCCTGGCACATCACCAGCCGTGTCAGCCCAATAAATGACTGAACCGTTTGACGCTAGTATTTGACCATCGGTACCTATACTATTTGATGATGCTGCAATAATAGCATTAACTTTTAGATCGTCATCTATTATAAAGGTCATGAAGTCTCCGAAGATTTTTTCTTGTATTTATGAAATATAAATATAAGAAAAACAACGGGGTTTAAAAATGTCTAGAGTATTAAGTCCTTCTCAAAGAAGAAAACTTGCTCGCAATATGAAAATGAGAAAAATACGTCTTAAACGTAGAAAAGATATTGTAGAAAAAAGACCACCCTCAAAGGAACGTGTGGCTAAACTTGCAGCAAGAAAGGCACTCAAAGTTTTAAAGAAAAGATTTGCCTCTTCTCGTGGTGCAAAATATCAAAGTTTACCAATATCTGGTAAAGTCGCTGTTGACACGATTATGGCTAATAGACTTGCTAAGAATAAAAGAATTGCACAAGCTATCACAAAGAGAATGATACCTAAAGTCCGCGTTGAACTTATGAAAAGACGCGCAAATAAAATGAAGTCGGTGAACGAATCTTTCTATGCTGGCATACCAGACACAATTTATGCTTCTGATTTGCCAGAAATGAAAACACGAGGCGCATTTGCATATCATCCATCTGTACTTGAAGACGAAGAATTACCAGAAGAACATGGTGCTGGTGAATATGGTACTGATAAACTTCGCAAAAATTATCAGAAAAAAACACCGGGACAATCTGTAAAAAAGTATGACTGAAATATTATCGTTAGTTGACATTATAGAACAAAAGCTTCGTAAAGAAAAAGAGTTAGCATATTACGAAGAAGAATTAAAAAAATTAGATAAAAAAATGTTTTTTTTAAAAAAAGAAATACAACTGACTAATTTTATCATAGATGCAATATATAATGAGAAAGACGGTCAATTACAACAACGTTTAAATTATATAAACGAAGAAGATTGATATTATAAATATATTAAATATTTCTTAGGAGATAGCATATGACCAACATTTTTCGTCAACCAGATAAATTGGTTGAAGCCGTAAAAGAGATTACTGAAGCTGCTGAACGTAGTCGTTCTGATTCAGTTTATTCTGCTGATAGAAGAGTTATTTTCTATAAAGATCCAGAAACTGGTAAAAGACATAGAAGAAAGGTTCATAAACAAATTACGTTAGATAAAGTTGGACAAGAGGACTCTGATATCAATAATGATGGCGTAGTAGACGTTACTGATAGATATTTAAGAAAACGTAGAAAAGCAATTAAGAAAGCCATCGGTAAACAGCATCGTAATAAAAAAAAACAAGTTAAAGAGTCGGAAGAATATCTGAATCTAAAATGTATGTGTGGTCCTGATTGTTCATGTGGTGGTGAATGTGGACCTGACTGTCACTGTGCTGGCTGTTCTTCTGTAAGTGAAGAAACACAACGTGTGGAGAAGAGAACTCTAAGAATAGCTACTGTCACTAGAGGTAAAAATGGTCGTCCTAAATGGAACTTTCAGCCTAAACGAAACAAAACTGTTTCCGAAAACAAACATAAGAAACTGAAGGGCGATAAAGAAGTTTCTTTAAAAGACGGTGATAAAGTCGTTATCAATCCAAAAGTAGATAAGAACGAAACGCCAGTTACTTTTACTGAAACAAAGAAATGAAAAATGATCCTTGCTGGGATAACTATAAAATGGTTGGCACGAAGAAAAAGAATGGCAAAACTGTTCCTAACTGCGTACCTGAAGAAACTGAAGAGGTCAATGAACTCAACAAGTCAACATACGAATGAAAACTTTTAAGCAATTTATTTACGAATCAACTTCTGGTAAAAGAGCCGTAATGACCTATGGTAGAATGAATCCGCCTACTACTGGTCATGAGAAACTTATACATGCAGTTCATAAAGAAGCAGAGTCGCAGGGTGCATCAGCATATGTGGTGGTTTCGCACAGCCATGACGCGAAAAAGAATCCGATACATCCAGATCATAAAGCAAAATATGTAAAAAAGATTGCACCAAAGGGCGTAAATGTGTCGGCATCTTCAAAAGAAGAACCAACTATACTTCATCACGCAAAAAGACTACACGATGCCGGCCATGAACACCTGACTGTCGTTGTTGGTAGTGATAGAGTAAAGGAAATGGGTACTCTATTAAATAAATATAATGGCAAAGAAGGTCATTATAACTATAAGAGTATCAAAGTGAAAAGTGCAGGTCATAGAGATCCGGATGCAGAAGGAACATCTGGTATATCTGGGACTAAAATGAGAGAACATGCACACAATAACGATAAAGAATCGTTTAAAAAGGGTCTGCCGACAGCACTTCATCCACACGCGGATGAAATAATGGCTAAGACTCGCGGAGAACATAAATAAAACTTATATAATGCCGAGTAAAGATTACGATAAATTAATCACGAAAAGAGACAATAGGAGAAACAAAAATGTCTACATGGGACTTTACAACGGGAGAACAACCACTTCCAGAAGCAGATTCAATCGCATCAAAAAGAAACGTAGTTGCAACCGATAAGGGTTGGGTACGTCAACAAGTTTATACAGACGTTCATGGAACTAAGCGTGTAAAAGAAGAAGTAATCATCGCTGCACACCCTGGTGGAACAACAGGTGGTTATGCTAACTCAGCAAATCTGGGTGAACCAGATATCACATTGCTTCAACTTGGTGCAAACACAGCAACAGGTATTGCTACATTTAATACATCTGATCCAATGACTGTTTATGTCACATGGAACGAACCATTAGCTGTTTCTGCAAATGTTGTTCTTACTGCAAGAGAAAGAGATGGTGTCACTACAATCACTTTCACATCAAATACAACAAACGATGCAACATCAGAAGCAAAGTATGATGAGTATGTAGCCAACAACACACTCGTGTTTACTGGAACACCTGGCAGTACTGGTAACTTTAAATTAAAATCTGAAGATTTATTAACATCTCTTGCTGCACCAACAAGCACAAACTTTGATGGAGAAGCAGCATCATTAACAATTAGTGCAACTACTTCAAACACTTTGTTAGACGTTGTGAGCAATGTACTTTCAAATGGCGAGTTTACAGTCGTTTAAGGAGCAACTAAATGGCTGATTTAAAAATATCGCAACTACCAGCAGTCATCGGCAGTAATCTTGCTGCCGATGATTTATTTGTCATTGTTGATGCAAATAATACAGCAACAAAGAGTTTAAGTGTATCTGACCTAGTTAGTAATATTCCAAGTAACACTTCTGTTACTGGGACACTAACTGTGTCTGGTAATACAAGTATTACTGGTAATTTAAAACTCAGTGGTCCAACTACACCATCATCTAACAATGCTACCACACAGTTTGGCGCGAATCCAAAGGGCACAATTGTTTGGGATGCAAATTATCTTTATGTTGCTGTATCAGACAATGATGCGGAAGGAACATTAAAAAGAGTGGCTTTATCCGACTTTACACCATAAGAAAAATAATTTATGTTTGATACACTTGATGATAGTAATTTTATTCTATATGCTGCAAAATATTATGATAATCCTAACGGAGCAGACGAGATAGAGTTTATTGAAGATTTGGCTAGAATGAAATCTATTAAAAGATTATTTGCTAGATACAGAGAGAAAAATGATATTAATGAAAGATTAATAATGAATCATTTGATCGTGTTGTATAATGTGTTTTATCATGAAGCTTGTACACGAATGTTATGTTATAAGTTGAATGGTCATCTAAATTATTTGAAACCATTTTTGGTGTATCTGTCGTATTGGCAGGATAAAATAGAACCGATTGGTTACGAAAAAGAAACAATAATCGGGAGTGATGTGCCCATGGACGAGTACATCATTCATAAACTAAGGAAACTATAATGAAAACAACAAAAGGTACTACTCAGATACCGATTGGTAGGAACTTAGCATAAAATGGCTGAACAAGTAGTCAATCTTTTCGTTCTCTATAAAATTATAAGAGAACTTTCAACTCCTTTCAAAGAGACTAAGGCCTTTGAGCTTGGTCTTATTGATGAGAAAGGAAAGTTACTCAAGCGACCAAAGACGAAAAAGGAAAAACAGGCCTATAGTTACTTTTTTAGATTTATTTTTAATTTAAAGAGATTGCTCGCAAAGGTCGGTTTACAGAGTAAAATGGCTACATTTGCAGCGGCTTTATTTCTTTTGAAAGAAGAAGAGAACAAAGAGTATTCTGATAAAGAACTACTTGATATTATCTTTGAAAACATAGAATATCTTAAACAAAATGAACATTTGATGGAAGAAATTGCTGTTGCAACACCAGTAAACGCAACACCCCAAGTACCAGGTGCAGGTAGTGATGTGGCTCATTGGAAACCTGTTAAGGACAGAAAGAAACGCAAAGAAATATTAAGAAGAGCTTTATCAGGAAAATAAATGAGTGATCAACGTTTTATTCATAAGGAATATTTTCATTTAAATGTGTCTCGTGGTGTAGAACGCGGTGCGCAACATGTCCATAAGTTTGGTGCGAATCCAGCGTTAGGAACATCTTTTGAGACTGTATGGCCTGTTGGCGGACAATATCAATGGCCAGAAGCAGCAAATACACTTACAATTTCTTCTACAAGTTCCGATGATATTAGTACGTCATTTGGCGCTTCAAATATCGTAATACAGGGACTTGATGCAGCCAGACAACCCATTCAAGAAACTCTATCCTTGAATGGTACAAACTCAGTAACCACAATAAAAGATTATTTTAGAATCAATAGAATGTTTGTCGATGACTTAGGTTCTACAGCAAACAATGTTACGAATCTTTTACATTCAAATGTTGGTGATATAACAGCAGTACATAATCAGTACAATTATACTGTGGCTCAAATAGAAGCCAATCTTGGTCAAACTCAACTTGGGATGTACTCGCCTCCAGCAGGTTATTGTGCTTATATTCATGCCTGGGGATTTTCTATCTCAAATCCTTCCGGTACCAATATCGATGGATCTGGATATTTGTTAGTCCGAGAAAATGAAAATAAAGGATTTAGAATAGCAGACGAACTTATATTGAAAGATCAAGCCTCTGTTATTGAATACACATATCCGGTCAAATTTAACGGTACTGGGCTAGACTTTGAAGTAAGAGCAAAGAGTACTTCGGGCACTCCACCAGTTACTACACATTTTGACATATTGTTAATTAAAGAAGAACAATGAACCCATTTACAAAACATCCTAAAGAAGTCGGTGAAACTTATCTGCAACATATGGGTGTTGCATTAGGGTTTAGTTTTACCTTTCTACTACTTACACTTGCGGCCTTCGTTCATGCTTTTATACCTTTCTTTTTTATAAATACTGCAAGCAATAAAGTATTCTCACTTTACAAAAAAATGAACAAACGGAGATAACCAATGAAAACATTTAAAGACTATTTAGAAGAGATTAGTAAACAGACTTATGTTGGAGCGATGCAAAGTAAAAACATGACGTATGATGATGATAGGGCAGGTGATGACAGTAAAATTATAAAAAGAGCTGAAAGAGAGCATGGTAAAAAATTTGCTAGTCGAATTTCTTGGGTCGATGGATACGGTCGTCAGGTAGGTTCAAGAAGTGCGAAAGACAAGGCTAAAGAAAAACTGGCACTGGCACCCAAGGATAAACTAGCAAAGAAAAAGCCTACAAGAGTTACCAAATCTGGTAAAGCGAATAAACAAGACTTAAAAATGCTAAAGAAAACAATGGCCAATGAAATCTTTTAAAGAATATTTAGAAAAATTTTCAGAATCAAAATCAAAGCCAGCAAACTGGGATCCAGAAAATGTAATACCTTGTGCCCGATGCGGTAAAGATATAGATTTTAATGAAGGTATGGATAAAGATTGCACTAATCCTAAATGTAAACCTGGACCACGTGATTATACTCGTGGTACAAATGGAACACAAAGATAAAAACATATGAAAACATTTAAAGAGTTTGTTGAAAACTGGAAACCAGTAGATCCTATGGCTGGAATTTTTGGCGGAACACCCGAGAGTCGAAAGAAAGCAAAACAGGACAAGTACGAACATCAAAAGGAACAAAATCGAAAAGCCATCGAACTAATGAAAAAACGAGGCATGAGATGAAAACATTTACAGAATTTGTTAATGAAGCCAAAGGTATTGAAGGTCTTAAGCGTAAGGTAATTCCTGGTTATGGAAAGGGAATCGCTAAGGATCGAGAAGATAGAGAATACTCAAAAGCACAAAGCGCTGATCTAAAAGGCAACTCTTCGGAAGTTGACAGAAAAGAAAGAACAGCTGACAGATATGCAAGAGTTGCCATGGGATTGAATCCATTTAGAAATTGAGGTAAATTATGTTTAAATTAAGCAAGAGAAGTTTGAGTCGATTAGAAGGTGTTAAACCTGCTCTAGTAGAGTGTGTGCATGATGCTATCATGTTAACAAAGGTCGATTTTGGTGTGATTGAAGGTCTACGCACTATCGAAAGACAACGTGAGCTTGTTGCTTCACGAGCATCTCAAACAATGAAAAGTAAACATCTTACTGGTAATGCGGTTGATCTTGCGGCGTATATTGGTTCTCGTTTGAGTTGGGAAATGTCATTGTATGATGATATTGCCGATGCAATGAAAGCAGCGGCTGATGCAAAAGATTTGCACATTCGGTGGGGTGCTGCATGGAACGTATCAAACATTGTTGAATGGGATGGCACAATGCAAGAAGCTACTGATTCATATATTGCGCTTCGTCGTTCACAGGGTAAACGACCTTTTCTGGACGGTCCGCACTTTGAGTTGATGGATTAATATGGTCCATAATTACCCGCACTGCGGAAAAGGAATGCGGGCTAACTTAAACAGACACATAAAATCGAAGCACTTCGAACTAATGGAGTAAGAGATGAAAACGTTAAATAAAATGAAAAAAATCGTTCCTCTTTTCCTTTGTTTTGCACTGACTGGTTGTACTTGGCACGCGGATGTGAAACACAATACACATACATGGGCCACTAGTTCTCCTGATTTTGTTTCAACCGTACCTTACTGGATACATTTTAATTTCTGATGTGGTTTTATAAATAGATATAAGATCCCGACCACGAGGTTGCACCCAATGTATAGCGGAATCTTATTAGTAATAAAACCATTTTTGATGCCACTCATTCTGGGTGGCACACTCCTCACCGGTGGCATGTATATCAAATCAAAATTGACTGATATCGCCACACTCAAAGAAAATAACACAAAGTTATTAATGGCTCAGCAAGAACAAAAGCTTGCATTAGAACAAAAAGAAATAGAAATGCAAGCAATTGCAGCATCATACGAAAAACAACAAAACATAAATAAAACACTTGAAGAAAATATGATAAATTTGAAATCTAAGTTCAACAAGATTAAAGAAGATGGTTCAAAAAGAGATTTTGGAGAACTTCTTTTAAAAAAAGGTGGACTGATAGAAAAGATTATAAATAAAGGCACACAGAAGGTATTCAAGTGTTTTGAAAGTATTTCTAGAAATGAAGCGAACAATAATTGCGACAGCGTTAGTACTAATCCTTAGTGGATGTAGTACAATCAAACCGTTAGAAGTTTTTTCTAAACCGATAGAAAAAACGCCGTTGAACTTAAATAATCCTGAAAAGATTGAATTAGATGATGTAAAATGGCGTGTTGTTACAGAACAAAATGCTAAAGAGATATTTGAACAATTGAAAGAGAAAAACATAGATCCAGTTCTTATTGGTTTAACTGATAATGACTATGAAAGATTATCATTAAACATGAATAAAATTCGCAACTACATTATTCAATATCAGTATATTCTGAACGAATACCGTAAATATTACGAGGATAATGTAGATGGCACCGAGAAGAAAAGCGGACCTTGACGATGACGGCCTAGTCACCGAACAAGAAGCAGAAACAGTTAATCTGCTGTTAAAAAACGAAACTCAAACGAAATTAGTATACATTGCTATCTGGTCGATGGTTATTGTAACTATATTTCTATTCCTACCGATATTTCCCGATACTCGTATTAAAGCATTAAGTGATTTAATCACATTATTCTATTTAAGTAACGCATCTATTGTTGGCGCTTATATGGGCGTCACAGCGTATATGTCTAAAAATGCTTCATTAGGAAAAAAATAAATGGGTAAATTTAATAGTGCATTAAAAGCAGAATTTAAGTCATCCAAAATTTGGTCTTTAACAAAACCCTTAACATACTACACAAACGATATTTTAGATAAAATCGATTTGTGGCGTATAGCTATAGATTTATTAAATTATAATAACAGTATACATGAATTATTGGCAACAAACTCGTTTTATGAAACGCTTATTGATATAGGAGCAAATGGAAATGAAACTCTTATTATTCGTGTGCCGACAGGATTTCAAACAGATTTAGCATCTGTTCCTAGACCTTTATGGTGGTTAATTGCTCCAACTGATGTAGCTCGTGCAGCAGTAATACATGATTTTCTTTATACTATATTTGAGTTGTATATTGATCGCAATAAAAATTTAGATAAAAGGAGAAAACAACATTTGCGGAAGTTATGTGACAAAGTATTTTATTATGCTATGTTAGATAGTAGACCAAAAGTTCCTATGTGGAAAATCAACGCAACATACAGAGCTGTCCGCTGGTTCGGTTGGTCAGCAATAAAAGGATACTAAAAATGGAAGAAATTAAAAGAGAAGTAGAATATCTTACGAGAATTGTGGATAGATTTGATACAGCTCTTGATAATTTACAATCACTTGTTCAAAATATAGACAAGATGGCTGCGGTCCAAAACGAAAGACTGACTACACAAGAAGAACAAACTGAAGTCATACATCAGAGGATTCATTCTATGAAAAGAGAATTTGTGGATGAGTTTAGATTGTTTCGTACAGAAGTTTCTGATAGACTATCTAAACTTGAGAAAGATGTTCAGAAATGGAAACTTATATTTTCTGGTGTGGTTGCATCTATTGTGTTCTTTATTTCCATATTACAAATAGATGGTATACTAGGCATATTGAAATGATTTCGGACCTTCTAGAAAAGTATTCTCAAGCAAAAGATTCTGAAAGAAAAAATATAGAAAACGAGATATGGGAATTGTATGGTACAAAAGGTGCAATTGCTATATGGGATATGTCAGATTTCACACGAATAACACAAGAAAAGGGTATTGTATACTTTCTTTCACTGATCGAAAAAATGAAAAATAACTGTCAATATATCTTTGAAAAGCACAATGGAGTTTCGATAAGAATATTGGCCGATGATATTTTTGTTAAGTTTGACACAATAGACGAGGCTGTAAATTGTGCTCTTGACATAAGAAAATGGTGCGACGATCAAGAAGACATAGAAATGTCATGTGGAATATCGTATGGCGAATTTTTAGAAGTAAAGGATGATGAAGGTAATCTCGTGAATGTTTTTGGTGATCCTGTAAATAAAGCTTTTCGTTTAGGAGAAAACACCGCCGATAATGGTGAAATTTTAATTGATTCAGAAATATTAAATAAATTAAATGTCTAAGAAACTAAACGAAGATACCGAAATACAGGTACCTCTGAAAAATATAATCACGCTGGTATTTGCAACAGCAGTTGCGGTGGCTGCTTATTTTGAAATAACGGAAAAAATTAGTACCATGGACACTTCTTTAACAATATTGAGTTCTGATATTGAAAAAAATACTGATTTTCGTAAATGAAAAAGATTAAAGATAGGTGGCATCCTATACAATTACTTGATTTGGATGCACATCCTTAGTAAATTTTAGCAAAGGGTCCGTAATTTCTTCCAACTTTCATCGCAAAAAACACCATATCTGTGCCTAACTCATCCATTTCATCTTTGGGTAAAGATGTAAACAAATCTAAAAATGTTAATTGTTGTAATTTAGAATTCGCAAGATACGGTTTAGTATCAAAAACTGCCATTATATTTTCAATAATTGTGTTGACATTATTTTCTGCAAAATCTACACCTCTACCTTTTAATCTGGTAATAATTCTTTTATAATGTGCCTTTTTATTAATGAATTTTTCTAAATCAACAGGATAAGAATCTTTTGATGGATCAAATTTTAAATTATGATTTACTAAGGCCTTCAACACCAATTCTACAGTTGATTTGCCCAATCTGGCAGCTCCAGCACCTTTTGCTGTAGGTTCATATTTTAAACCAGACATTTTTGTGGAATCATTGGCCTTTATTTGAAAATTGTATTCAGCATTTTTATCTTTCATAACTATTCTAGAATCTTGTGTTCCAAAAGATAATAAACCCTTTTCTATTTTAGTAGAAAAATTGTTTTTTATTTCACTCACCACAAATGTTAGAGAGTCTAAATTTTTAAAGAAAGTCTCGTTATGATTTTGATATACAATCTGAGCCTTATTACCAGAAACCTTCTTCAAAGAGATTCCAAATACTTGTTTGCTTTTAAATAATGTTCTGAAAATTGCATTTATTTCTAGTAAATTTCTTTTCTGTTCCTCTGCATTACCGTTCTTTTTATTACCAGACAAAACGTCCAGTATTTTTTTTCTGTGTTTATCCTCATCTTGAATCAACCATATATCTGCTGGATTCCAGTTATCCTTTTTAGAAACTCCGCAATATTCTTTAACTAATTTTGTCGCCCAATCCATAAACGTTTCTGGGCCCTTGCGCGAACCGGGTAAAGTATATTCGCTTTCTCTATTGAATTCCGTAAAAGTGGATTTTGATATTTTTTTAATTAAAACTTCATTTTGTTTATAGAAATTCTGTAACCAATCGTCTCCTACATCATCTGATTTACCAATTGTTTTCCATATTTTAAATAATTCATTCATTGTCTTTTTATCTTTTCTTATATCTTCCCAATTACTCCAAGACTTATTATCTTGTATAGATCTTTTAAAAATCCAAGCAGAGCCCAATTCTTGCATTCTAGTCATAGTTGCTTCGGATATTTTTCTTCCCGCACTATCTGTTACTTGACCAGTTCCTTGAAATTTGACCCTTTGTACTCCAATATCGAGGGTTATATATTCTCCTATTTTATATTTTCCTACATTTTTAAATTCATTTATAATTTTTTCCACTACTTCTTTTCTACTTTTCAATTCTATCTGTTTGTTGGACAAAATCGGCCATTTTACCATGTTCCAAGAAGATACAACATTCTCATCCATTCTCCAAATATCACCCATAGATATTATAGACGAAAATAAATCCGAACCAGTTTTCACTTTTAATAATTTATTTTTATCTACGTTCTGAAAACCCATCTATTTTCTCCTAGTTCTTGACAATCACCTCTGTATATGATATAATGGCCATGTAGTTTGTGATTAGAGGTATTTATGATGCTCTGGCTAGATGTGAAGTATGCAAATTTATTGTCAATTCATTTAGATAGATATAGTTTAAAACAAAACAATCCTTTTCTTTCTAATTTTAGATGTCCTATATGTGGCGACTCTAAGACAAATAAGAGAAAAACAAGAGGTTATTTGTATCAAAACAAAGATAATCTTACTTATAAATGTCATAATTGTTCATCAGTTAAATCATTCAGTTTCTTTTTAAAAGATATTAATCCACATTTGTTTGATCAATACAAATTGGAGAAATTTAAAGAGTCACCTAAAAAAAGTTTTGAAAATAAAAATAACCACTTTGAATTTTCTACCCCGAAGTTCCATCAAGAAAATATATTGGATGAATATTATACGAAAGTTTCAAAATTGGATCATGACCACTCTTGTTATATATACTGTGCGAAAAGAGAAATACCTAGAAAGCATTACGGTAGGCTATATTACATAGACGACTTCTCACCAATTGAAAAACATTTTGAATTGAACATGAAGGGGAAGGTGAAAGACCGACTTGGAATTCCGTTTTTTGATAAATACAAAAATCTTTCCGGTATCACTTGTCGTGCTTTAGACGAAAGTCCTTTTCGTTACTACACAGCAAAATTCAGCCCATTTCCATTACTCTATGGTATTGATAGAGTAAATGAGAATGAAACGATATATGTGGTAGAAGGTCCACTCGATAGCTTGTTTATTCAAAATGCGGTTGCTGTGGGTAATGCTGATTTGACTAGAATTGAGAAACAGTATACACCAGAACAATGTGTGTTGATTTATGACAATCAACCTAGAAATAAAGAGATACGACAACAGATGATAAGAGCCTGGGAAAAAGACTTTCCGGTTGTGGTCTGGCCAAAGAAAATAAACGAGAAGGATATAAATGAAATGACAATGAACGGACATGATGTAACGAAAGTAATTGAAGAGAATACATATAGTGGTATATCATTGTTTTTAGAGATCAGTAAGTGGAGTAAAGAATGTGGTTAGTTGGTTTTCAATTACAGTCGGTGTTGTATTGTTATGTTTATCATTATTTATAATTTCAACAGTTGATAGTTGGTGTGATAAAATATATAAAGGAACTAAGCATGAATTACTTTTTGGTGATTTATTAACAGATGAAGAATATAAATTCTTAAAAGAAAATTCACATAAGTTTTCTATGAGAATTTTCATTGTTGCCATGATCTACGTGCCAACATGCACATACCTTTACGTATTTTAGTGGTTAAAATCATATACACACTCACCGTAAAACATAACGTGAAAATAGGATCATAAATGAATAAAGTCTCTCTTGTGGCTCACACTGTGCCCGTGATTGAACAGTTAAAAAGCGCAAATGATTTGGTCGCGTTTTGTGCCCGTGTAAGTAATCCAGAAAACCAATTGAATACGAACACATCTGATGGTTTGTTGCGTTATTGTATGCGTGAAGGACATTGGTCTATTTTTGAAATGGCCAATGTGGTACTTGAAATTCAAACAACAAGGGATATTGCAAGGCAATTATTGCGACATAGAAGTTTTAGTTTTCAAGAGTTTAGCCAGCGTTATGCGAAAGTGAATAATCCTAAACCAGTAATACGTAAAGCTCGTGTACAAGATGAAAAGAATCGCCAGAATAGTATTCCAGTAGAAGATAGTTCTTTAGCAGAATTTTGGTGGTCAGCACAAGATGAAGCTTGGGAAAATGCATATCAACTATATGAAAATGCACTTGGAAGAGGTATCGCAAAAGAACAGGCAAGAGCTCTTTTACCAGAAGGTCTTACAAGGTCTACATTGTATGTAAATGGCACATTGCGCAGTTGGATTCATTATGTGACATTGCGTACCGGAAATGGCACACAACAAGAACATATGGACTTAGCAAGAAAATGTGCAGAAACAATCAAACCTATTTTTCCAATAATTGACGAGTTTGTTGTGTCATACGAAGAAGAGGTGTTGAAAGACTATGTTTGAATACAAATGTATAATTAAAAGAGTGGTTGACGGCGACACAGTTGATGTGGACATTGATTTGGGTTTTGACATGTGGTTAACAAATCAGCGCATTCGTATGGCGGGTATAGATACACCAGAGAATAGAACGCGAGACTCCGAAGAAAAGAAGTTTGGTATGTTCGCAAAAATCTATGTTCAAAATCTAATACCAGAAAATACTGAAAGTGTAATTGTTACACGAAAAGATGATAGAGGTAAGTTTGGTCGTATACTTGGCGATTTTAAAGTATATGATCCGATTGAACGAAGAGAAAATATGCTTGTTGAAATGATGTTGCGTGATAATATTGGCGTGGCATATGAAGGTCAAAGTAAACAGGAGATAAAAGAACAACATTTAAAAAATCGAGAAATAGTATCAGATACTGAATATTTTAGAAAAATAATAACCTTTCTTTAAGGAGAAAACATGGAACACCACGGACTCACGATAGATCCAAATAGAGATAAACTTATTGACGAGTATGGTATTCGCAGACTTCGCGAATCATACATGATGGAAACAGAAATCTCACCACAAGAACGATTTGCGTTTGTATCAAGACAGTTTGCAAGTGATTCGGAACACGCACAAAGATTATACGATTACAGTTCAAAACATTGGTTGAGTTATTCTACTCCAATTCTATCGTTTGGTCGTAGTTCAAAAGGTTTACCTATCTCGTGCTTCGGCGACGGTACTCTCGTTCGTACCGAGAACGGTTTTAAGAAAATTGAAGATATTTGCGTTGGAGATAAGGTATTAACACATACTGGAGAATATCAAGAAGTTGAAGAGACAAGAGCCTCGACTTCGAATGATATTTACGAGCTTACCTTTGCGAATGAAGTTTTTCTCGTAACGGGAAATCATCTAATAATGACCAAAGAACATGGTTGGATGAGAGTTGATGAACTTGATCCAACAATGCATGAAATCGCTCATATTCAGGATTAGATTTTTCAATTAGGGAGAACCCTAGTTCTCTAGGTGTTCTCCCTATACATGATTTTGGAAAAGCAGGATTAGATCCTTTAGTTGAATGTATAGAAATGGGTTTGTCGGGATTTTTACAATATTCGCGATATTTACCGACATTGCTTCTGATACCATAAGGTGTCAAATATAAGAATTTTGGTATGACTTTATAACCATTTTGAATCTTATTTGACCAAGAACTTTTGATGCTTTTGTTAAGTTTTTCTTGATGCTCGGTGGATCTATTTAAGGATGCTAATTCTATGTTCTTTTTATTGATTCTTTTTGATCCAGTGCATGCTATTGAGTGCATCAAGCGGTTTTTAGGATTTTTATAAAATTCAGATTTTTTTTCTGAAAGTTTTTTGCGACAAGATTCGCTAAAATTATGAGTTCTTTTTCCTTTGCGGAGTTTTGATAAATTGATTTTAGCTTCTTCTATTATTTTAGTATTAATTTTCGAAATGCTCAAATCTTTAGCATGTTTCTGTTTTGTTGTGAATAGTAAAGATGTGGTCATAGAATCATTTTTGAAAGCTTTATAAAGAAAAATATGGGCAATTACATGATGGCGATATGGTAATCTAACTATATTCCATTTTTCATTTGTTAATTCAGGAAACATTTCTTTAGCTTTAGGACATATATGGTGATTTTCAGCGTAGATACACGAACTAAAGTCTAACTGTTGGCAAGAATAAATAAAATTCACATACTTAAGCAGATAATGTCGATTATGAGGAATTTTTGATAATATTTCATATAGATTTTCTTTGTCCATAGTTGCGGTTTCCTATGCATCATGTTATTATATTTATAAAAATGTTGTTTTCTAAAGTATATTGAAGACATTGGTAAACACCCGGTTATAGATTTAAATAAGTAGTATAAAAGAGGTAATAATAGAAATGAATTTCAAGATAAGAAAGATAGATAAGGAAATTAGGGTACACGATTTACAGGTGTCTAATGATCATACCTTTACAGTTGGTAAAAATCATATGATTGTCCATAACTGTTATCTTAACTATATTGAAGATACAGCTGAAGGTCTTGTAGAAAACCTATCAGAAACAAACTGGTTGTCTATGCTTGGTGGTGGTGTCGGTGTTGGTTTTGGTATTCGCAGTGCAGGTGAAAAGTCCACTGGTGTAATGCCACATCTGAAAATGTATGATGCATCCTCATTAGCATATCGTCAAGGTAAAACTCGGCGTGGTTCTTATGCAGCATATCTTGACATTTCACACCCAGATGTTTTGTTATTTCTTGAAATGCGTAAACCAACTGGTGATCAGAATATGCGTTGTCTGAATCTACACCACGGTATTAACATTAGCGACGCGTTTATGCAGAAGATTGAAAATTCAATGACAGACCCGTCAGCTGACGATTCATGGGAACTAATTAATCCACATAATAATGAAGTTCGCGAAGTTGTATCGGCAAAAGAATTGTGGCAACGTATTCTTGAAATAAGAATGCAGACTGGTGAACCCTACATTCACTTCATTGATAGATCAAACGAAAAACTACCCGAGTGGTTAAAGAAGAAAGGTTTGTCTGTAAAACAAAGCAATCTGTGTTCTGAAATCATTTTGCCTACAGATGAAAAACGCACCGCTGTTTGTTGCTTGTCTTCGGTAAATCTTGAGTATTTTGATGAGTGGTCAAAAGATAAAAGATTCCTTTTTGATGTGGCTGAAATGTTAGATAATGTTCTACAATACTTTATCGATCATGCACCGAACGAAATTGCTCGTGCAAAGTACTCTGCAACTCGTGAACGTAGTATCGGTATTGGTGAACTTGGTTGGCATGCTTTGTTGCAGAAGAAAATGATTCCAATGGAGTCTGCAATGGCTAAGTCGTTGAACATGCGTATTGCGAAACACATTAAAGAAGGTCTAGATTATGCAAATGAAAGATTAGCTGTTGAACGAGGTGAAGCACCTGACGCGAAAGGATATAAGAAAAGATTTTCGCATATGCGAGCCATTGCGCCAAACGCATCTTCATCTATCATTATGGGTAATACATCACCAAGTGTAGAACCATTCCGTGCCAATGCGTACCGACAAGATACTTTAAGCGGTTCTTACATGAACAAGAATAAGTATCTTAATACGTTGTTAGAACAAAAATGTAAAGAGAATGAAACTTTAGATATTGATAGAATGTGGTCATCTATTATTTCAAACGATGGTTCTGTGCAACATTTAAAATCTTTAAATGATTACGAGAAGGATGTGTTTAAAACAAGTTTGGAAATAGATCAAAGATGGTTGATTGAACATGCAGCTGACCGACAAGAATATATAGATCAAGCACAATCAATTAATCTGTTCTTTCGACCAAATGCAGACATAAAGTATCTTCATGCAGTACATTACCTGGCTTGGAAAAAAAATCTCAAGACGTTGTATTACTGTCGTAGTGAAAAGATTAGTAAAGCAGATAAGGTGTCCAAAAAAATTGAAAGACAAATCATTCAAGAGCTAGATATGAGCGCAATGGTAGAAGATTCCTCATGCTTAGCATGTGAAGGATGATGCGAAGGTTAATGTGAGTGAAATATAACAATGGTATAACTGAAATGTGTACTAATGAACCACCCACAGGAACTGACTGGATTAGAGGCCGATTGAAAGGCATCAAAAGAGGAAGTAAAATAGACAATGGCAAATAAATCTGGAAAAATCTGGGGCCAAACTGAGTTGGTTGAAGCTAATGGCTCACTAGAGTTTCATCGTATTGAAACTAAAAGAGGAGGTGTCTGTTCAAAACATCTTCATTCTTTCAAATGGAATGGCTTTTTCGTTGAATCAGGTAAACTTCTGATCCGTGTATGGCAGAATGACTATGGCTTGGTTGACGAGACCATCCTTGGTCCAGGTGATTGGACTAAGGTTAGACCCGGTGTGATGCACCAGTTTGAGTGTCTTGAGGATGCTGTTGCTTTTGAGGTATATTGGGCTGAACTAAATGCTAATGATATTGTACGCGAAACTGTGGGATACACCTCAAATATAACAATCGATGACGATCATAATGTTGTTGACAATCTTACAGTCAAACCATCTATATCTATAACAGATACACAACCAACTTGGGCACCGAACAAACTATGAATCTAACAGAAGAAAGACCTTATTTCAAACCCTTTAACTATCCGTGGGCTTATGATTATTGGCTCCAACATGAACAGTCACATTGGCTTCACTCAGAAATACCGATGATGGAAGATGTAAAAGATTGGAAGAATCGATTGTCACAAGAAGAAAAGTATTTTCTTACACAAATCTTCCGTTTCTTTACACAGTCTGACATTGATGTGGCATCTGGATATGTAAATAACTATCTTCCATATTTTCCGCAACCGGAAGTTCGTATGATGCTTCTTGGTTTTGCAGCAAGAGAAGCATTACACATCGCAGCTTACTCGCATCTGATTGAAACTTTGGGTATGCCTGAGTCTACATACAATGAGTTCTATGAATATGATGCTATGAAAGAAAAACACGAGTACTTCACCTCATTTAACTCTGATTCGATTCCGATTAATGTGGCTGCAACAAGTGCCTTTACGGAAGGTCTTGCATTGTTTTCGTCATTCATTATGTTGTTGAACTTCCCACGTCATGGTAAAATGAAAGGCATGGGTCAGATTGTCACATGGTCAATTGTAGATGAAACAATGCACGCTGAAGGAATGATTCGATTGTTTCGTGAATACGTTGAAGAAAATCGTAAAGTATGGAACGACGAAACAAAAGGTCAAATATATACAATTGCAACAAAGATGGTGGAACTAGAAGATAAGTTTATTGACCTTGCGTTTACAATGGGTCAAATGGAAAATCTGACAGAAGAAGAAGTAAAAACTTATGTTAGATATATAGCAGACAGAAGACTTATTTCAATGGGAATGAAAGGTATATTTAAAGTGAAAAAGAATCCATTACCCTGGGTAGAAGAAATGGTCAACGCACCTATTCACACAAACTTCTTTGAAAATCGTGCAACAGATTATGCCAAAGGTGCTCTGACAGGAAACTGGGACGAAGTATGGGCTACTTAAAACTAGAATAAAGGATAACCTATGTCGAATGACGATCTCATAATACAATCATATAATTGTACCGAATGTGGTGCTATGTTTAAACTACATCACAACGAAATACAAGAATCGAACTATTGTCCATTTTGTGGTGAAAAAACACTAGAAATAGTTGATAAAGATAGTATGCCTTGGGAACCTGATTTTGACGATTCCATTGACGATGAAGAATGGGATTAGAATCCTCCTACGAAAATTCCTGGATCTTCAACAACGGACCCTTCGAAACTGAAAATATAGAAAAGTTCGAAGGGTTCGTTTATTGTATCACGAATAAAATAAATAACAAAAAATATATTGGTAGAAAATACTTTTATAACATTCGAAAAGTAAAAGGTAAAAAGAAACGCGTTCGTTCTGAAAGCGACTGGAAAGAATACTACGGTAGTTCTAAAGTTCTATTGACAGACATAGAAAAATATGATATAATGGACTTTAAACGAGAAATACTATCTCTACACATCACTCGCGGTGATTGTAATTATGAAGAAGTGAAACAACAGTTTTTGAACAATGTCTTAGAAGAAGATGGATGGTACAATGAAACCATCGGTAATTATAGACGAAAGCCGAAACATATAGTAGAGAATAGACAATATGGACGAAGAAATTAACACTGTAGAAAAAACAACACCATCAGAAGGATTTTCTTGGTGGTTAAAATGGTTAGGTAGTATTACTGGCATCATTACTGCCATTTTAAGCGCGTCTAATTTATTTCCATATAATATGTTTACTGGATTGTTTTGTTTCATATGCTGGTCAATTGTTGGTATGATGTGGCAGGATAGAGCACTAATTGTAATGAATATCTTTTTGCTTGGAGTCTATACAATGACACTCGTAAACGAATTCAAAGATATGGTAGCACAATAATGCAACAGAAAACAATAACAATAGAAACACATCAAAATGAAGGAGTGAATCTTTGGGGTGTATCACTGGGTACTGGATATCCATGGTTTGTTGAGTTAGTTATTACACTTATAGTAATGGCTGTTCTATACACCATGAAGAAATATATTGATATTTGGTTTGAGAAACGCAGACAAATCAAAATATCAAAAAAGCATTTAGAAAAGATAAATGCGCAGAAAAAACGAAATAATATTGAGAAAGATATTTGGCGGAATACAAAATGAATATATCAGAAGCTGCACAGAAAAGAGTGGAACTCGTCTTATATGGAGATGGAATGGGACTTGCGCCAAAACCTAACGATAACGTGTTTCGTATAGAAATACAAGGTGGTGGCTGTACCGGATTCAAGTATAACTTTGACATATCTAAACCTGAAGAAGATGATATATACATAGGAGAAAGAGTGGTGGTAGATCCAATGAGCATGATGTATCTCGAAGGTTCTACTTTAGATTTTAAAGACACAATCTTCTCACAATCATTTGTGATAGATAATCCAAATGTGAAAACAACGTGTGGGTGTGGTGAAAGTATAGGATTTTAGGATATGAAATTTGATATTGTTGGTTTAGATAAAAGTGAAAAAGATATATTTGATGAAGTAATGAACAACAACCAAATGTCTCTGAGTGGAAGAGAAGCTATCTATTCATACTTCGGAGATGGTAAAAAATATCTGGAGTGGGGCTCTGGTGGTTCGACTTTGTGGTATGTTAATGAAATAATTAAAAACAAAGTCGATACACAAATCATTAGTGTTGAGCATCATACAGACTGGTATAATAAAGTAAAATCTGCCGTAAATAATCATCTCGCGCCAACAGATGAACAATTCTTGTATCTTCATAAAGAAGCATCATATGCTTCTATAGCCTTTACTACTCCAGATGGTAACATTCCGTTTAATGTAATATCTACTCCATTCGAAGAAGTGACAGCAGGACTAACTGAATATATAAACCCACCAGAAATTGATTTATCTGATATTGATGTCTTTTTAGTGGATGGTCTTGCGCGTGGTGCATGTTTAGCTACAATAAAAATTTTAGTTAAGAAGGACGCTGTTGTATTTTTACATGATATTGACGGTCGAGAATCCTGGTATCAATGGGCTTTAGATCTTTGGGAAAAAGATTACAGCATTGAATATGTCTATCACAATTTAATTAAGTTGGTGCCTAATGATTAATGTAGTATGCGTTAAAACCGGTGATAAGTTTAGCGATGATTATGTACTCAACCTTCAAGAAGGTGTTGCAAAAAACGTTACAGTAGATCACAAATTCTTTTGTTATACTGATAAGCCAGTCCCGGGTGTGAAGTGTCTAGAACTTCCTATGGATCTAGGTGGTTGGTGGAACAAGATGCAATTGTTCAGTCCCGAGACCACAATCAGAAACGGTATCGGGAAGTATGTGTTTCTTGATTTAGATACTATTATCACAAGCAACATAGATTGGTTATTGGATTACGATGGTGAATTTATGGGTATTGAAAATCTCGGAATAAACAATTCGAAGTATGAAGACATTAGGCAATATGTTGGCGTTTTACAATCCGGTGTCTTGGCTTGGGATAGTTTAGAGTGTTCTAAAATATGGGATTTCTTTTTAAAACATAAAAATGAGATCATGAGAAATTTTAGAGGTGATGGTGAGTTTCTACATGCGTTGATAAAATCACCTGATTTACTTCAAAGATTATATCCGGGAAAACTTCGTTCGTATAAGTATGAATGTTACGAAGAAGGATTACCGAAAGACACTTCAATCGTTTGTTTCCATGGCCAACCAAGTATCGAAGAAGCTATAAGTACAACAGTTCAACCTTGGGGTGTAACATATGAACCTCGTGAATGGGTAAAGGAGTATTGGTATAATGATTAATAAACCTTGGGGTTATTATGAAACCTTACACACAGAAGATAAATTCCAAATCAAAAAAATAGTCATAGAAAAAAATCAGTCACCTTATTCAATTCAGTAAGACATAATTGTAAAAAAATAAATACATAATCTTATGAATAAAGTCGTTATTACAGGTCATAAAACCACTATAGCCAAAAATTTTAAATATATAATTTCACTCAAAGGAGTTAATCCGAATAACAAGAACTTTGGCCTACCGCCAATCGAAATAAGAACAGAAGAAATAGATAATCATCTAGATGCAGATAGATATGTCTTTTGTCACGGAGTAATGTATCCAAAAAAATCATATGAATTAACAGATGCGGAAAAAGAAAATAGCATGTATACAAATTTCATTAGTGTAGTTGAAATGTGTGATAAGATAATAGAGTACAATGATAAAGCTAGAATTTGTATAATAAGTTCCTATAGTGCGTTTGTTGGATCATATGATAATACTTACGCATTGAGTAAAGCTTTACTCAATCAATATATTGAAAGAAAGGAGTTAAGAACTCCCAAACAACAGCTTGTGGGAATTGCTCCTTCGGCTATAGAAGATTCTGGTATGACCCAAAGAAGAAAAGATTTAGAAAATGTTAATAAAAAAAGAAAAAATCATCCGATGAAAAGACTTATACAATCATATGAAGTATCCAGATTGATATACACATTGTTATATGAACAACCTTATATTAACAGAACAGTTATTCAGATGCATGGAGGAAATGTTTAATGAATTTTTTTTGGGGTGTATATTCTAAACCAAATTTTGGAGATTTTTTAACACCATTTATATTAAATTTTTTAAAAATAAAAAAATTTAATATGACAAATAACATAGACATATCTGATGCTATGATGATTGGTTCTATAATAAGATTTGCTAGAAATGATATGAAAGTTTTTGGCTCTGGTATCATAGACGCTAATGACAAAATTAATCCCAATGCAGATTATAAATTTGTCAGAGGACCATTAACTAGAAAAAAAATATTGGAATCTGGTGGAAAATGTCCAGAAATATATGGAGATGCTGCAACCATATTACCATTATTTTGTCCAGAGAAAATAAAAAAACATAAAATAGGAATTGTACCTCATTATGTTGATTATGAGTTAATAAACGAAAAATATAAAAATGAATATAAGATTATTAATGTGATTAATAATAATCCTTTGCGGGTAGCTGAAGAAATTTCTGAATGTGAAAAAATTATATCGTCTTCTTTACATGGTATAATAGTCGCTCATTCTTATGGAATTCCTTCCTCATGGGCAAAAAGCGTAAATAAACTTACAGGAGATGATGTAAAGTTTAAAGATTATTTTTCTTCAATAAACTTAGAAGTAAAAAAAGCTTCATCTTATGAGAAACCTATTTTTTTCGATTACACACACTATAATCAAAAACAGTTAATAGATATAGTGAAAGATAATGTTTAAATATATTTTAGATAAAATTGAAAATGCAAAGTTTTCAACAACCCTCTTTAAACATCTTTATTTGGTATAAAAATTATAATAATAAAAAACCATTTATTTGGAAAGATTTCTTATGATAAAATGTGTAATACTTGCGGGAGGTCTAGGTACTAGATTAAGCGAAGAAACAGTATATAAACCAAAACCCATGGTAGAAATAGGAAATAAACCTATATTATGGCACATAATGAAACTTTATTCTTCTTATGGTGTAAACGATTTTATCGTTTGTTGTGGTTACAAAGGAGATTATATAAAAGATTATTTTCTAAATTATCATAGAAAAAATTCCGATATCTATCTAAATTTAAAAAACAATCATATTAAATTTTATAATAATGATATTGAAGATTGGAATATAAATTTAATTGATACTGGATTAGATACAATGACCGGCGGAAGATTGAGAAGAGTGAAAGATTATGTTTCAGAAGATGAATTATTCTGTTTTACTTATGGAGATGGTATCGGAAATATAAATGTAAAAAAATCTATAGAGTATCATAAATCTCATAAAAAATTAGCAACAATGACAACAGCCTTTCCTCCTGGAAGATTTGGTAATCTAGAATTAGAAGGAGATACTATAAAAAAATTTCAAGAAAAATCTGACGGAGACGGTTCGATGATAAATGCTGGGTTTTTTGTATTGTCTCCCAAAGTGATTGGTTATATTGAAAACGATACTACTATTTGGGAAGAAACTCCTTTACGAAATTTAGCAAAAAGAGGAGAACTGAAAGCTTTTAAACATGAAGGATTTTGGAGACCAATGGACACACTACCAGATAAAAATATATTAGAATCTCTATGGCAAACAAACGCACCTTGGAAAAATTGGTAAAGTGAATAGAGATTTTTGGAAAAATAGAAAAGTTTTTATTACTGGTGATAGAGGATTCAAAGGTAGTTGGTTATCTTTATGGTTAAATTATTTAGGAGCAAATGTCTGTGGTTACGGTTTAAATATATCTAAAAATTCAATACATTTGATTAATAATGATATTCAACATAATAATTTTTGCATAACAGACAGAAAAAATCTTTTTAAAACTATAGAAAAATTTCAACCCGAAATAGTTTTTCATTTAGCAGCCCAACCTCTTGTTATAGAATCTTATAAGAATCCTTACGATACATACATGACAAATGTAATAGGTACATTGAATGTTTTAGAAGCATGTAAAAAAAATTCTAGTATTAAAAGTATCGTTAACGTAACTTCAGACAAATGTTATGAAAATAAAGAAATAATTTGGCCATATAGAGAAAATGAAAGAATGGGCGGCCATGATCCCTACAGTAGTAGTAAAGGATGCAGTGAACTATTAAGTAATTCTTTTAGAAAAAGTTATAATATACCCCTAGCTACTACAAGAGCAGGCAATGTTATAGGAGGAGGAGATCTATCTGATAATAGAATTATACCGGATATAATAAGATCCTATACAAAAAAAGAAAAACTTATTATAAGATATCCTGACGCAATAAGACCATGGCAACATGTATTAGAACCTCTATGTGGTTATATGATTTTAGCAGAAAATTTATATAAAAAATCTGAAAAATATTGCGATGCGTGGAATTTTGGGCCCGAAGACGATGATATTAAATCGGTTAAATATATATTAGATTATTGTAAAAAAAATATACTAAACGACTTTACATGGTCGTATGAGAAAGATAGTGTTTTACATGAACACAAACTTTTAAAATTAGACATCAATAAGGCTAAGAATAGTTTGAATTGGTTTCCTAAATGGTCTATAGAAAAATGTTTAGAAAAAACATTTGATTGGTATATCTCTCATATAAACAAAAAGGATATGAAAAAGTTTTCAATCGAACAAATAGAGGAATATATGTATGAATGAAAAAATATCTTATGCCAAAACCGTTTATGGCCAAGAAGAAATTGATGCTGTGGTAAAATGTTTACACGAATCTACACAGATGGGAAAATACAGTAAATTATTTGAAGAAAAAATAGCAAGAATTTTTAAAAAGAAAAAATGCTTATATGTGAATAGTGGATCTAGTGCGTTGCATTTAGGAATAGAATCATTTGATTTTCCTAAAGGATCTGAAGTGATTACACCAGCATTAACATTTGGCACGACTGTCAGTAGTATTGTAAAAAATAATTTAATTCCCGCTTTTGTTGATGTGAAAGAAAGAACTTTTTGTATAGATGAAAATCAAATAGAGTATATGATAACAGATAATACTGTTGCTATATTAGCACCAGATCTTTTAGGAAACATTTGTAATTGGCCTGAAATAAGAAGAATAGCAAATAAGTATAATTTAAAAGTTATACAAGATAGTGCAGATACATTAGGATCTGAAATAAATGGAATATCTACGGGTCAATATTCTGATATGAGCATTACAAGTTTTTATGGTTCTCATATCATAAATTGTGCTGGAAATGGTGGAGCTCTTTGTTTAAATGATGATGAAGTAATAGAACGCGCATTGCTATTGAGAAGCTGGGGAAGATCTTCAAGTCTTTTTGAAGAAAGTGAAAAAATAGAAAATAGATTTAATATTAGTGTAGATAATTTGGAATATGACGCAAAATTCATCTTTTCTTTACCTGGATATAACCTAGAAGGGAATGAAGTTGGTGCATCGTTTGGATTAGTTCAATTACAAAAATTATCCGATAACATGAAACTTCGTCAAGAAAACTTTGATCGACAAATTAATTTCTTTGAGGGATTAGATTTTTTTGTAAACCCAGAGCAAACTAAAAATACTCAAACCGCGTGGTTAGCATTTCCAATACTATTGTCTTCGTTTGCTCCTTTTACTAGAAAGGAGTTTCAAATATACTTAGAAAAAAATGATATACAAACAAGAGTGTGTTTTACTGGTAATATTTTAAGACAACCAATGTCTCAGTTATTTGATAAAAAGATTAATGAAAGTGGATATTCGAATGCGGATAATGTCATGAAAAATTGTGTTCTACTTCCAGTGCATCACGGTATGGCAAATAGTATGTTCATTAGATTACACAAAACAATAGAAAAATTTATTGATCAATACAAATGAATCATCTTAGACAAACAATTCTCTTACATGAAGCCTTAAAAGAACGCGGGTTAAATTATAAGAAATATAGAATTGAAATTAATCATGATTTAGGTTATTCAAAAATAAATGAAATTCGGTTACCTATAATATATCCAGATTCATTTTGGATAGAGGCTAAAAAATTTCATAATAACAAAAAAATAATATCTTTTTATTTCAATGGTCATCCTGGTAATAATAATTCTAGAAAACAGATAATAGAAAATTTTATTGGAAAACAAAATAGTGTCATTAAATTCAACCAGGAAGGAAGAATAGTAGAAAATAAGAATAAAATGAATTATGAATATTTTTTAGATATGTCACGTTCTAAATACACATTGTGTCCACATCAATTAAATTGGCCGGGAGATAAAAATGCGTTATGGACATATCGATTTATAGAATCTATGATGGTAAAATCAGTGCCTATAATTTTTAGAAAAACTCCTCTATGCGAAGATTTCATAGAGGAGTTTTTCTATCAATGGGACGATGATCAATTACCAAAAAAAATAGATCATACAACACTTGAAGAAAATTTTATTAAGGCCAGAAATAAATTTTCTCTTCCAGAAAATTTAAAAGATATTTTATAAACTTCTCAACAAAGCATTCCACTCTTCGATACGAGTGTCCCAATTATATAGATTATCTGCATAGGTCTTGGTGAATTTCAACTTACCTTGCAGACCTTCGTGCCAGAAGTTATCAATGACGATCTTCAATACATTTGCGAATTGATTTGCATGGTAGTTAGTGTCTTCTGACCATGGATAAACAGTCGCAAGACCACCTGTTGTTTCTGGTAATGCACCATAGTTAGGACAAACCACTGCACAACCAGCACTCATAGCTTCAATCGCTGCAATACAAGAAGTCTCCATCCAAATAGACGGATATGCGAAGATGTGAGACTTCTTGAGTGCTTCTCTTACCTCTTCGTTAGAAACAGTACCATGATAGTTAATACCAGGGTGTTGACGACATTGTTCAAAGAGTGGTTCGTATGGTTCGTTTCGTTGCGGCCATCCGTAGATATCAAAACTACTGTATACATCAAGAACAATTCTATCGCCATAAGACTGGTAAAGATGTTCAAATACAGGAACAAGGAGTTCAAGGCCGCGATGTGGTGTAGTATGATAGATTAAACGAATTTGATCTTTTGGTTTCTCATGTTCTTCAAACACTTCAATCGCATTACGAAGAACAATAGACTTATTATAAGGAACACCATGGCCCATATGATAAGTCTGAAACTGGTAGTTAGAAACGAAAACAAGTTTATTGAATCTATCAATAGAACCTTCTTCGCGTAGGTGCATGGCCTCTGGGTCGTTCCAAAGGTCGTGGAGAACTAATACATTTTTCTTGTCGTTACTTATTTCACGCACTCGTGAATGGATAATGTTAAACTCTTCTTTTAGTTCTGGTGAAAGACGAGACATGAGCTCGTCCCTCATT